TAATTGACGAAGACCCTTCACTTGAGAAGGAATACCCCCCTTATATTGTGAACCGCTGCTTTTCTGGACACCTTGATGCTGTTCTCTTTGCTAATGAGATGAACCAGTATCATTTCCTCCCCAAAAAACTTCAATATGATTTTCTTCTAAATAGTCTGAGGAAAAAGAAGAGATTTTCTCCCTGGCTCCGAAAAGATACAATCAAAGATCTTGATTATGTCAAACGTTATTATGGTTATAGTAATGAAAAGGCAAAACAAGCTTTGAGGATTCTAACAGAAGAACAACTTAATTTTATAAAATCGAAATTTGAAACTGGAGGAAAAAAATGAGTGTCGTTCAAGAACCTGAAGTGAAGTGGTCGCCTGAACAAATGGTTGAAGTGGTTCTCAATGAACCCGATGACTTTTTGAAAGTGCGTGAAACTCTGACTCGTATCGGAGTCGCTTCAAGAAAAGAAAAGAAGATTTACCAATCTTGCCATATTCTTCATAAGCAAGGAAGGTATTATCTGGTTCACTTTAAGGAATTGTTTGCCCTTGATGGTAAGCACGCAAACCTGACGGTGAATGATGTCCAACGTCGCAATCGTATTGCTCAGTTGCTTGCTGACTGGGGACTGATTGAGATTGTTGATGTTGCTAAGATTCAGGACATTGCTCCTTTGAATCAAATCAAGGTCCTTGCTTATAAGGACAAGGGGGAATGGATTCTGGAAACCAAGTATAATATTGGTTCCAAGAAGAAGCGTGTAGAAGAAACCGAATGATAAGAGCGGGTTTCACCACCCGCTTTTTTTGTGCTTCTTGTATAATTAGTAGTGGATGCCGAAAGGGTCCACAAAACACAAACTCGCTTTTAAAGGAGCTACCATAATGAACAACCAGCGTTATACCGCTGCAGATCTTCCTGCTTTGATGGACAGGATTACTAAGAACAGCATTGGAATGGACGAATACTTTGATCGTCTGTTTAATCTTCATGAAACTACAACGAATTATCCTCCATATAACTTGGTCCAAATAAATAATGTGGAATCTCATTTAGAGATTGCACTAGCAGGTTTTAAAAAAGGAGAGGTCAATGTCTTCACGGAGTATGGAAAACTTTTTGTCGAAGGACAAAAAGCAGACACCGAGACAGAGAGGACGTTTATCCACAAGGGACTGGCTAGCAGAAGTTTTCAACGAGCGTGGACTCTATCCGACGACACAGAAGTCAGGGACGTTGTATTCGAAGACGGACTTCTACGGATCGTACTTGGGAAAATAGTACCAGAGCATCACGCCCGTAAGGACTATCTCTAAATAGTATCGAATATCGTCGGCGCAGACGGGGAGGTAACTGGCACAAACCAGTTGACGCCTCCCCTTTTTGTTGGTAGAATGACTGGAGGAAAACAACTAAAAATGTCTGTTAAGTTAACACTGTTGAAGTCTGGTGAACAAGTTGTTTCCGATGTAAAGGAACTTGTATCGGAAGATAGCATCCGTGGTTATGTTTTCAATAAACCACATAAAGTTCAAGTAAATAGAACTCTTCTTCTTACTGAAGATGAGAATGCTGTTGATGATAGAAACGTAGAGATTACATTGTCTCCATGGATTTTGTTGACTGAAGATGAAGATGTTCTTGTTACTCCAGACTGGATTGTAACTATTGTTGAACCACTAAATTCCATTGTTGAAATGTATCAGGAGAAAGTAAATGGACAAGTCGATTAAGTGTTTGCTGATGGACGTTGATAATGTTATTATCAGCGAGGTTGTTGAAGTTGATGCTCAGTTGGGTGACCCTAATTGTAGGATGATCAATCCATATCTCTTTCGAAGCATTGATGATATGATTCCTTGGCCAAAGGCAACCAACCAGAGAGAACTAATGATTCGGTCAGAGGATATTCTGACTATCGCAGACCCAACAGAAGAAGTTATTGAAAAGTATCTGGAACTAACTGGAGAATGAGATTTTATACAAACGTTCAAATGGTCGGGGACCACTTCTTGGTCCGAGGTTATGAAAATGGAGAACATTTCATGACTCGGGAGAGGTTCAACCCGACCCTTTTTGTGCCTTCCAATAAGAAAACCAAATACCAAACTCTTAATGGAGAATATGTTGAAGCAGTTCAACCTGGTTCGGTTCGTGACTGCCGTGAGTTCATCAAGAAGTATGAGAACGTAGAAAACTTTAAAATCTATGGTAATACTGGTTATATCTACCAGTACATTTCCGACAAATATCCAGAGGAAGAAATCAAGTTTGATACTAACAAGATTAAACTGACTACTCTTGATATTGAGGTTAAGTCTGAGAATGGATTCCCTGATGTAGAATCTGCATCTGAAGAAGTTCTTTTGATTACCATTCAGGACTATGCTACCAAACAGATTCGCACCTGGGGTCAAGGTCCTTTTAATAATAAACAGCAGAACGTCAAGTATCGCTCATTCTCCAGTGAGTATGACTTGTTGACTGACTTTATCAACTGGTGGATGGTAGAGGAGAATACTCCCGAAGTCGTCACTGGTTGGAACATTGAGTTGTACGATATTCCTTACCTTGTCCGTCGTTTGGACAGGGTGTTGGGTGAGAAACTCATGAAGCGTATGTCTCCTTGGGGACTGGTCACAGAACGAGAAACTTTTATTGCTGGTCGTAAGCACATTTCATATGATGTTGGCGGTATCACTCAACTTGATTATCTTCAGCTTTATAAAAAGTTCACTTATAAAGCGCAGGAATCGTATCGCCTTGACTACATCGCCAGTGTAGAACTTGGTCAGAAGAAACTAGACCACAGTGAGTTTGATACTTTCAAGGACTTCTATACTCACGGTTGGCAGAAGTTTGTTGAGTACAACATCATTGACGTGGAACTTGTTGACCGTATGGAAGACAAGATGAAACTTATCGAACTTGCCGTGACTATGGCGTATGACGCCAAGGCAAATTATGCTGACGTATTCTCACAAGTCCGTATGTGGGATACGATCATTTATAACTATTTAAAGGATAGGAATATTGTTATTCCTCCTAAAGAACGTTCTGATAAGGACTCCAAATATGCAGGAGCATACGTCAAGGAACCGATTCCTGGAAAGTATGATTGGGTTGTGTCTTTTGACCTTAATAGTCTGTACCCTCACCTTATTATGCAGTACAACATCTCACCAGAGACCCTCTGTGAGGACAGACATCCCAGCGCGACTGTTGAAAGGATCCTAAACCAAGAGATCACCTTTGAGATGTATAAGGACAACGCGGTATGCGCTAACGGAGCGATGTATCGTAAAGATGTGCGCGGGTTTCTTCCAGAATTGATGGAGAAGATCTATAAAGATCGAACTGTCTTCAAGAAGAAAATGCTTGCTGCTAAACAGGATTATGAAAAGACACCCACAAAAACTCTTGAGAAAGAAATTGCACGGTGTAACAATATCCAGATGGCTCGCAAGATTCAACTTAACTCTGCTTATGGTGCTATTGGTAACCAGTATTTTCGATATTACAAACTCGCAAATGCAGAAGCGATTACACTCTCTGGGCAAGTCTCTATCCGCTGGATTGAGAACAAAGTAAATGAGTATCTAAATAAACTTTTGCAAACTGAAGAAGTAGACTATGTTATCGCATCGGATACCGATTCAATCTATCTTAATATGGGACCTCTTGTTACTAAATTTTTTGGTAATAAGTCTGATGATAAAAACGCAGTCGTTGCAATTCTGGACAAGATCTGTAAGGATAAACTGGAACCGTTCATCGAACAAAGTTATCAGAACCTTGCGGATTATGTTTCGGCATATGACCAAATGATGTTTATGAAGCGTGAGAATATTGCTGAGCGTGGTATCTGGACTGCGAAGAAGCGTTATATTCTCAACGTATGGAACAGTGAGGGTGTTCAGTATAGTGAACCCAAACTGAAGATGATGGGCATTGAGGCAGTCAAGTCTTCTACACCTGCTCCTTGCCGTCAGATGATTAAAGATGGTCTCAAACTGATGATGAACGGGACTGAAGATGAGGTTATTGACTTCATCGAAGAATGTAGAGTGAAGTTTAGAAGTCTTCCTCCTGAAGAGATTGCATTCCCCCGAACTGCTTCTGATATCCGCAAATATCACTCTTCATCTGACATTTATACTAAGGGCACTCCTATTCATTGTCGTGGAGCACTACTCTTTAATCACTATGTGAAGCAGAAGAAACTGACCAATAAATATTCACTTATTAGTAACGGGGAAAAGATTAAGTTCCTCTATCTGAAAAAACCAAATATCATTCAGGAGAATATTATCTCCTTCATTCAGGACTTCCCACGGGAACTTGGTCTTGACAAATACATCGACTATGACCTACAATTTGAGAAGAGTTTTGTAGAGCCCCTCAAGTCCATTCTTGATGCTATTGGGTGGTCTGTCGAAAAAACTGTAAACCTAGAA